CCTACGACGAGTTAGTAGAACTTGAAGATGATATTAAGTTACATTATGCTAAACTTTTTATTAGTTTCAAAGAAGATGTTCAAAAAAGATCATTAGAGGAAATAAAACATCTTATTGCTATTGACGATATGATGAGAGAGTTAGTAAGAGAACTAAACAAAGCAAAAAAAAACCATATGAAAACTAAGACTGAATGGGAAAAATTAAAAACTAAAATTATGCTTTTACAGACTGAAGTAAAACAAAATTTACAGTTTAATTCATTAAGTCAATAAATATGAACTGTGAGGGGAGCAATCCCCTCATATTAATGCCTTACTATTTCAAAATCTCTTATATCTGTGTTTTCGTCTATTGTCTTATAGGTATAATTAAAATCAATTAATATAACATCTTCTCTATCTAATACTTGTTTAACCATTTGTGAAACTTTAGGAAACATAGGCCTTGTATCTATAAATCTAAAAGCAACAAAATGTCCATAGGGTGAAGCTGGACTTTGTAACTCTAATTCTAAATCTGTTATAACTGCATCAATCATAATGCTATATTACTTTTTTTTTAAGGGAAATACGATTACTTTTTTCCGTTACGGAAAATCTGTGTACCTTTAATACCAAAAATACTCGCCACGACAAGAATCCATAAATTAGTAAACCACGTAGGAAGAGCTTGAAAGTGTTCAAAGAAAAGATTTATTTTATCCATAGCTTGTTGGTCGTCTGAAAAAACTCCGTATGCTAAAACTAATATTGGTAAAGTAAGAATAAATAAAACTACTTCATCTTTATAATCATTTTGTCTTGCTTCTAAAAGTTTACCTTGATATGCTTCCTCGCCTTTTGCCATTTTTTCAGCGTGGAGATACTGAGCATCTGCCATACGCATTTTTGTTTCTTGACGTTTTTTATAAATATGCGTTGCCGCATTCATTCCTAATTTTAAAGCACTTAACCACATATTATTTTTGCTTAACTTTCTCTATCAACATATCTATAACGTGTTTAGCTTTATCTAAATCTTTTATTTGATCTTTGATAGTTTTATGTTTCAAATTATATCTTGATATATACTTAACCACTTTTGTTTGACAGGCATTAAGGTTATTATCCATCGCATAGTCTAAAGGCTGAATTTTTAGCTTCTTATACCAATCTCCACCTACTTGGTCAGAAAATGCAGAATCGTTACTGTGCGTTGCTCTATGGCTCTTTAAAAGGGTATTTTTTAGCTTATTAGAACTCATACAAGTGTTTTAATCCAATTTCCTTTAGAGTTCAAGACCATTGGTAATAATCTAGGATATCCTTCGACAATTATTGCACAACCTAGAATAAACCTAGTTTTAAAATTGCGTGCATAATTAAAGGCCATTGATTTTTGGTCAATCAAACAACCTACATTCATAGCAAAGAATAAGTTGTCTGGGTTTGCCCACCAAGACACTAGAAATTTCGTGTGATAATGTCCCTGTATTGCGGACATACCCATAGTTTGCGATACCTTTAAAATATCAGCACTACGGCCGTGCGTAAAGAAAGCTCTTTGACCATTAGACATAGTAAGAGTTAAATCGTCAACCCATTTCCATTTTTTTGTACCTAAAAAATCTCCATAATCTTTTAAAAACTCTTTGCTCATTCCAAACTTTAAAGCTCTACGATAAACTAAACTAGAGTGATTACTATCTACTTCTGTAACTTTGGGAAATATCGATTCTAATTCTTTGACGTGTTTTCTAGCTTCTCTTAATTCGTGTCCAGCAGAAAAAAGATCAGGGTCGTGTGAATGCATTGAGATAGCGTGAAAGTCTAATAAGTCGCCTATGTTGCAAACAAAATCTGGTGAGTATTGTTTTTTTATTTCACGCAAGAAAGCCATACTATCTTTATGGTGGAATGGCACGTGCATATCAGAGATCACAAGTATACGTTTAAAACCCATACTTAAACTTGTACAACTATTTGGAGATAATGTAAAGAAGTTGTCCTATTACTAATAAACCAATCGCACCTAGACTATATAAGATACGATCAATATCTTGTTTCATATGGTGTAGATGATTTTTAATTATTAAATCTATTTTTTGATTTACTAATTTTATTCTACCATCTATTTCTACAAATTTTTCTTTATTAGTTTTCATCTTCTTTTTTTCTTTCTACGTAAATCTGTATCGTGTTTTCTGCTACCACGCAAGAAACTATTTACTCTTCCCATAGACCAAGCGGCCATAGATGTTCTTGGCCTAGATCCACTAGACAAAAATGCACCTTGTCCCCTACGATACACTTTTGCTAAAGTACCATAAGTAATACCTTTTCTTCTTTTTGCTTTAGCTCTAAGTGTTGCTTGTACTCTTGCTGATAAAGGTCTTCTTCTTGCCATTATTTTACCCTCTGTCTAAACATATAAGCTGGTATTGTTCCACCTGATTTATATATTCTTGACATTGTTTTTAAAAGACTTGCTCTAGAAGATCTCTTACTGCCAGATAAACCAGCAAGATATTTCTTTGGTAATCCTGTACGTTTATCTTTTGGAACTTTTCTTCTTTTTCTTTTTTTTGACATTTCTTCTTCTCTTTCGCATTGGTCTTTTGTTAATCATTTCTGCTAATGTAGATGTTGTTGTGAAACCTCTCACTTTCCAACACTCCTCATTGCTCTATTATGTGCAGAAGCAAAAGTTGCACCTTTTTTCATAGCTCTAGCCATTGATCTCATATGCTTCAGTGTATGATGTTTGGCGTGTCGATTCATAGTTTTTCTTTGTCTTGGTTTGAGGCCTTTGACAATATTTTTTATAGATGCAACTTTAACCATTATCTTTTTCTCCTACCCATTTTAGTTTTTTTTGCTTTCTTCTTTTTCTTCTTCTTCATTCCGTGTCCGTAATGATATGGCATAATATCCTCCTTAGTTTGTGATTTTACCACCAGACCATTTAGCGTCTGGTAGACCATTTGTATATGATTTGCCGTCAAAAGTTAAGACTTGTTTTCTATTATTTCCCTCGTGATATGATACGTGAATCCACCCTGAGTTTGCTTCGCCTGTATAGTATTCTAAAATAAGCTGATCAAAATCTGTGTTATTTTGAATCCAAAGTGCAACTTGAAGATTAGACACTCCAGCTATCTCAAAATCTGCGGCCGCACCCCTGTTACAAGTATGTTGCGATGTTGCTTTTGAACCTATTGCTTCACATAACTCAGGACTGCGATATCCACTAGTGATAGTTATTGGCTTGTCAAATTTTGCTCTCACGGGTTCTAGAACTCCATAACAAAGATCAGTAATATTTTTTATTTCTCCTGATCCAGCTTTATTCTTAATACCCTTTCGAGTGGCGGTCATTGATTTTTCAAATTCTTCTAAATTAAAATGTTTTGATAATTTCATAATTAACTCCTATCTTGCGTTTGTTGGTACACCATTAGTATTAACAAAAGGTGATTCTGCAAAAGCCATATAAAAATATGTTGAAAGAGTATCGTTTACACCATCACTGTTAATTATCGCTCTAAAACCATTTGCTAAAAAATCTATTCTTGATTGCACAGAATCACCACTAGCCAAAGTAGGAAATAACGCTTGATCCATTGGGTTTCCTGTATTTCTTTTGTTGTCATACATTTCTGGGTGTTGTGCGGCATTACCATTACCTGATATAGCACCTTTAATAATTATAAAAGCTGGTTTAAATCCTAAGTGTACATAGGTGCCGTTGGCATCGCCATTACCCTGATACTTACCAAATTTAGAATAATGTTTTTTTTCAAACATAGCATAACAAACCATCGTATTTCCATTTGATCCATTATCTGATGTGATTAGTGCTGAAGTAGGGGCATCATTAGAATCATCAGCCTTAACATCAGTACTATCTAATCTCATACGATCTAAACTACCGTCAAATGCGGTTGTGTACCAAAACCAATGTCCTGTTGTTGTTCCTCTTTTTTTTATAATGTATACTTTGGGAGCAGTACTTAAGCCGTGAAACAATTTCTTTTGAGTTCCTGCTGACGTGAATGTAAAAATACTTAATCCAGCATCATTACTAGCAATCCCTGTAGTATCTAACGTTGCTCCATTTGAACCAGAACTATTTGAAAATGAAGCTCCTGATTTCCAATTCCAACTAACGTAATTTTTGCCACTACCATTAACTGTTACTCCTGTTCCTAAAGTAAAACCATCTGATGTAAAACTTTTTAAAGATGTTGTGTCTGTTATTTCTGCATTAGAGTTGTTAGTTTCCATAGTTTTAGTTGCACCCCTAACTGAGTCAAGCACGTTATGGTTTTGTCCTGTTGTTCTTTCTTTTATCCAAACCCAATCAGGCTGAAATTGTAAACCAGTAATTGCCCTATCATCTGTAGAATTACCAGCCCATATTAAAGCCTCGAAATATATTCTTGGATCATCAATATCTGTATAAGCCATTATCCTTGCTCCGCTAAATTTTTAGTGTTCCACGCAAAAAAACCTGATGGAACTGCATATTCAAAATTACCAAATCCATTTGCATCACTATTACCTGATGAAACTGATGTTTGTCCATAGCCTCCACCAAAGTTAAAATCTAAAACTGTTTCGCTTCCACTTGTATCGTTAGTAACTCCTAAAAAATATGTGTCTCCTGTTACCTGACTTGACAAGTCAAAACCATTTGAACCTGATGCTGGATTGCCAGAATTTTCATAAGTTCCATTAATACCAAAATAAACTTTTCTGTTTGTTCTATCAAGTGCAATATTGATTATATCGCCATCACCACCGCCTGATCCATAATTTTGATTGACATTATTATTCCTAATTTTTCCTGTATTTATAACATAAGCTACAGTGCAATTTTGTGGGTGAGAACCTAAAGCTGGTCCTGTTTTTCCAAAATCTGTGCTACTTGTTTTACCTAGATCACCTAATTGAGCAAACACTTCATCACAGATACCAAGAACTCCAAAGTGATTTGAGCCAGATACATATTTACATTCTGCATACCACTTTCCAGCATTTACACCAAAACTTGTTATAGAACCAAAAACAGGATTCGAACTAGGTGATTGATAAGTTAAATTACCATTTGTAAATGTGGCTTGATTAAAGTAATGATTATTCCAAGTACACGCATTGTTAGTACAAGTGTCAGTAGATTGGTCAATAGATGTTAAGTTGTTTACAGTAAAATCAGTACCTCCCGTCGCATTGTTTCCTAAATTACTGCTATCTTTAAAATCTAAATGGAATCCGTTAGTCCCAAAACTTAACCCTGAGACATTAATAGGTTTCCAAATCGTTGGAGTATCTGCATCAAATTCTCCAAATGATGTAGGGTCAAGTTGTGAACCATCAACTTTAACTACTTCACACATATAACCATTAAAAAATCCACCCGTTTCGTAACTGGTTGCTGATATTTTTTCTATGTCGCTTGATGTAAAAAATCTTGGTTCATCATTTTGATCTGGGTAAGTTGCAGTACCAAATGATGTCTCTTGTGTGCCATTTACATAAACTTTTACTCTGTTACTCGCAGTACCTTGTGTTGTATCAATAGCGACAACTATATGATACCAAGCGGTAGGGTCTCGGAAGACTCTATCTGTATTTATATTT